GTGGGTAAGTTATAGTCTTACACTCAAGACTGGCCTGTCAGCCACGGGAACGCACGGTTGTTAACAAAGTCGATTGGTTTTTCGTAATCGTCTTTCTGAACTTTTCCACTAACTGCCGTTGTGAAACGGAGGTTATCGAAAGTGGCGTTCAGATATGCATCCTCAATTTGTCGTTGGAACTCTGGTGTATAGCCCCAGTACTGCCAAACCTGGTAGCGCATGTAGTCGTCGTCCTCCCATTTACCATCTTTTGGAATGGCGTGGTGTAGATCAACGAACTGCTTCGCCCATCGGTCTGTGTACAATTCCCTCGCATTCTCCTTAATCTGTGCTACTCTGCTTAATAAGCCTTCCATCACTGGGTGTACCATGGGTAGTCCCCAGTGTACTTTCCTGTTGGATTTCAGTATGCCCACAAACAAGTCGCCACATTGTCGCGACCCATCTCGGTTAACTACCCAGAAAGCCCTTTGTAAGGTTCTCAAAGGATCCATGTAGCACTTCCATTCTCCAATAGAGTTGAGTATCAATTTGCTGTGGCAAAACTCTTCGTCCTCTAAAGTGAGTGCTACTTCCTTCTCTAGCTTAAGTCCGCAGACCTTAGGAATCCAGTCAAACCATTTTAAAAGTTCAACCAAGTCCTTTCTTTCGCACCAGATGAGAGAATCATCTCCGTCGCAAAGGAATTCGACATGCAATCCACTTACTCGTATAAGTGTCCGGATGATACATATGTTGATCAGAGAATTACCGCCTCCTGTGTCACGGTCCCCAGACATGCGTGTTCCAACTGCGGTATATTTTATCATACCCGTTACTACACGATTGATCAGCTGGAATTTCATGAAACCCTTTGGTAGCCTGAACATGCGTGAGTACAAGTAATGTGTCAACTCAAGCATATGGGTATGCAAGTGAGCATCAAACTTACTGTAATCAGCCTTCATGGCCACAGGGTCTTTGAAACAAGCACGCTTCTTTGCCCAAAGCTGTGCCCTTTCATCCATGTTCATTCCTTTGCTGCAGTCTGGTAGTTTATCTCTACCGAGACCCCTGGTTTTCAAAACAACGTTCTCAATCGGCTCAATAAACCTATTGAGTTCGCAGTTTGTTCCTGGGTCTCTAAACTGGATCATTCGCGGTGGTTTTGT